CGATTCTCTCAGCGCCACTCAAGCGCAGAGTTTGGAAGTTGAAGCATGGAGCTCCAGTGATGAGTGGTTGGAAGCCAAAGCGCATCGCCTACGACCAGTGGCTCGCGCCGCAGACCACGGGCATCGATCTCGAAGCCCTTGATGCAATCGCAGATGCCTTTGCGGATGACATCTTTGAGCGCTTGACGCCAGACGATATTTCGAAGATTCACCTTGTCGACGTCCACACAGCACTCAACGGAGCTGAAGGCATCCCTTTCATGGAACGCATTAAGCTCAGTACATCTGCGGGCTATCCCTATCGCAAACCCAAGCGCACTTTCTTTGAGGAGACGTCGGAAGGCCTCAAGCTCACTGATGCGCAGATTGAAGCCCGCTTGGATGAAGCTCTCGAAGCTTGTTGCAACGGAGAAATCCCTGAATTCGTCTATGACTGTGCATTGAAAGACGAACCAACAACCTTCAAGAAGATGGCTGAGGCGCGCACGCGCGTCTTCAACATGTCCTCTCTTGAGAGCACCATCATTGGACGCATGCTATTCATGGGACTCGGTCGAGTAATTCCCGGGAACTTTGAGACCTTTGAAACGGTCATTGGCATGAATTGTGCTTCGGCGCAATGGGGTCGAGCGTTCGCGCACCTCACGTCCAAAACTGGCACCGCTCGCCGCAAGATGGCGGGCGACTACAAGTTCTACGACAAATCCACACCAGTGTATTTTACGCTAGCGGCCGTGCGCTGCATTTTGCGTTTGGTGGAGAAAGTAGGATGGTCGCAACGCGACCGCATCTTGATGAAGGCTTGGCTATCTTCGGTGTGCTTCGCTATCCTCAACATGTTTGGAGATGTCCTTTGTGTGCCCAAAGGCAATCCGAGCGGGTGTGCCATCACCACCCTGCTCAATTCCATGGTCAACTCATTGTTGTTCCGCTACACTTTTGTGAAGACCTGGAGCGCCCCAGTAGTTGATGTCTATGCAGTAGCACGTAAGTTCAAGGACAACGTAGCTCTCTACACGCTGGGCGACGACAACGTCGCAGACATCGC